CGCCGTGTCTGGCATGCACCCCCAGCCTCGAGCTACCACATCCCTAAGTCCATCACTGAACTTCGGAACATGCTAGCAAAAGAAGTCACTAAGACCAAAGGTCGAAGTTGCTTCCCTCTCAAGGCTGCCTCGCGGCTTCATGTGGCTATCACACGAAGTGCACGAGGGAATCCTACTACTCACACACTCAACAACACTGAAATCCAACAGTCCAAGGTACTTGTAAACCAATACAAGCTTATTCGAACCGCTTTCATACAAGTACACGGTGATACCGTTCGGGTACGTAGAGGATCACAAAATCGACAGAAGTTATTCAAGTTTCTGCGTTTCTGTAATCGTATCGTACACGAAGGGCATCACTTCGTCAAGGAATGGTGTCATAAAGTTCGCAAAAACGTTATGACATCAACCTCAAAGGATGAGACGATGCTCGAGCGGGTCTTCCGCGCAAGCACCCTCTCACGTGCACTGGGCTTTGAAGCCAGTGAAATGAGTGTTAAGAGTTCCATCAGTGAAACAGTTGAACGATGGTTTCAAAAGAAACCAGCACTTCCACTCAACTTTGAACACAACTTCGAAGTATTCCTAAAGGATGTAGTACGAGTCAAGAAACTCAAACATATGCCGGAAATCCCACACCCGTCGACGAAAGCTTGTTTAGAACTTTCATCACCTAAGGGTGGGACCGCGGCTACTATGTATCATCAAATGACACGTTACTACCTCCAAAAGCTCGAGGAATCTGGCGTCTGGGACGAGTCCCAATACTATGAGGATGACGGCTCAGACATCCAGTTTGCTCGAACTATGGATCCATCTTGGGCGGCAATCGCGGAGTCCGGTGAAACAGTACCGACACTAAGGAACTTATTAGGTTCCATTGTGAACTCGCAAGCAGAAGATGCTTGGGAACTCGCAATGCTAGCGTCTGACATTATCCACGGGACACCTCGACCACCAACCAAGATAGAAACGTTTAGAATATATCAAAGTTTACTAGACGAACAAGGTGTCACACCCTTGAAACCTCTAGCGATCAAAGAAATGGGGGGGAAAGTGCGCGTCGCGACCATGCACCCTGCAGTAGAAATTCAAATGGCACGTTGGCTTACTAAAATATGGTTACCCGTATTAAAGAAAGCGAACATGTCACGAGATATGCTCCACGGTAATGACTTTCTGATCTTGAAGCATGATAAGCGGTTCCGAAATAGTTTTCTCTATTCGGCAGACTTATCAGCGGCAACCGATCATATTAGTCATCACCTAGCCCAGACGGCCGGAAAGATTCTAAATAAGTGTCTTGGTATCGATGAGCTTCCGCTCTTCGACACCCTTATTAAGAACCTCTTCGGGCCACATAGTGTCAATGAAAAGTTGACAAAATGTGGTATCCATATGGGTCTAGGCCCTTCGTGGACCATTCTCTCGTTATTGAATGGCTACGCAGCGTACATGGCAAAGTGTCGGACAGATACCTATCGTATTTGCGGTGACGACCTCATCGGGTTCTGGAACGAAACACAAGTCCAAGCGTATGAAGAAAACCTCCATGCCCTTGGTCTCGTGGTTAACACGTCCAAATCCTTCCGGGGAAGCCACGGCGTCTTTGCAGAACGCCTGGCCACCATTACTGGTGACCACCAACCAATTGCCTACATC